TGTCAGCTAAGTTAAGAGTCTCAGTGTTTACTGTTGTAGTGGTTCCTGATACAGTTAAGTCACCATTAATAATAAGGTTGTTACCAATAGTGACATTGCTAGGTAGCCCTATCTGAATCTGGTTATTACTTACAGTAGTCTCAATCTCGTTTGTAGTACCTGCAAAAGTAAGAACATCTGAAGCTAAAGCTACAGCATCATTAGTGCCACTATCAGCACCAACAGTAAGACTAGTAGTAATAGCAGATGTACTTACCGCTGTAACAAGACCTTTAGCATTAACTGTTACTACAGGAATAGCTGTAGCACTACCAAATGAACCTACATTAGAGTTTACCGTATCCAGAGTTGTTGTAAGAGTAATGTTACCTGTACCATCAAAAGATGTAGCAGTTGCATCTACATCACCATCAATAGTAATAGTTCTTGCAGTAGCTAACTTTGTTGCAGTAGATGCGTTACCAGTTATCTCACCCGTAACAGACAAAGTGCCACCAATAGTAGCGTTACCACTAGAGAGAGTTAAATTACCTGCGTCAATAGTAACATTGTTTGAACTAGAAACAGTAACAGCACCATTGAGGGTAGTAGCGCCTGTTACAGCTAGAGTACCAGCCAATGTAGTATTTGCACCACTTAAGGTAATTGATGTAGTAGATCCAGACTTTACGATAAGGTTGTTACCATCATTAGTAAGAGTGCCAAAGGTAGTACCTGCATCCTTTAGTAGGACATCACCACCATCAGCATCTAAGCTAATGTCACCTGCAACATCAAGAGTAAGACCACCACTAGATACGTCAATCTCATTATCAGAGAGTGTCATGTAAGCATTAACACCTACAATAGCTGAATCCTGATAAACAGTACCATCAAAGTAACCATCTTTATACTGCAGTAAGTTAGTGCCCAAGTCTAAGGTATTACTAGTCTTAGGATTAACATTAGTAGCAGATACAACCAAGTTCTGACTAGGGCCAACCTTAGTTATAGGCGCACCCTCACCAGCAGTACCATCATGCTTGTGTCCTGTAGATGCGTTAAATGCACCCTCTACTGCATTGTATTCTGCGTCAAAATCATCTGCATCAATAACGTTACCATTGGCAATGTTGTTTGCAGTATCCTGTCTTGTATAACCTGCCATTGTGTTTCCTTACTGTCTATCGTTTTGTCTGTACTCTAGTAATGCAGTGTCAAGAGTAAATGTAGGGTTAGTAGAGTTGTCAGCTATACGCATAGCAATAGTCTTGCCAGAGCCAACTATGTTATTTGTGTACACCTTATCTAACTCTCCACCAAACTTAGCAGTGTTAAATACAGCGTCAGATGCACCAAATAAAAATATTGCTGTTCCTGTACTACTAATCTGTTGTGTAGCTGGCTGTAATGTAGATGTGTTTGTACTGGTACTAAAGTCATAACGTATGTTTAAGTCTAAGTCCATACTACCAGTAGGCTCAGCATACAAAGTTAATTTGTAGAAAGACTTTCGTGTCTGTGGATCTGTAATAGGCATATATGGAGATTCATAAATAGCTTCAATATCTGCACTATCAAAGCTAGAACCTGTCTCCATACGGTAAACGTAACCATCATCATGTGCAAAGGCTACCATCTCTGTTGTACCAGAGTAACGACTATCTGCTACAAAGGCTTTAATACCTGATGTAGTAGACCAAGACATACCTGATGCACCCTGAGAGATAAACTTGGTAGCTATAAGACCTTTACCCACCTCTGCCTGTTCAGAAGCAATATAGGCAAAGATACGGTACTGAGCTTTCTCACGTAATACAAGAGAAGTAAAACTAGATGTACTCGCTAAGAAAGTGTTAGAGTCCTTATAAATCTGATCAGAGGCAACATCCAATGCAAAGTCACCAATACGGTCAGTAGCACTTAATAACCTAATACCATCTGGTGCTAGATAAATAACGTCACCACCAATCTCTTGAATAGTGTCGCCATTAATACAGCCAATACGATCAGTAATAGGTGAGACAGAGAAGTCTGCAGCGCTACTACCAGTCAATCTCTTAATACTGTCCTGAGTAAAGATAATAAGTTGTTCACGAAAGACTGCTAATCCAGTAATATCATTAGCTACATTAAAAGACCCTGCACCATTAGCAACACTAAAATCATCTACGCTAAATGGGGCAGTAAAGAATAAGTTACTACCCTTAGCATAGAATGCAGTATTCTTAAATATAGCTACCTGCTCTGCACCACTAACATCAGAGCTATCTGATGAAGTCATAAATGACATAGTGTTACCGTTAGTGTTGTAGATAGCTGGGTAGTTAGTACCATCTACAAAAAGGACTTTATCATCACCGTCTAAGTTATACAGAACGTGTCTAGCTTTACCACCATTAGTACTAGCACTAGTAGCCATACTAGTCCAAGAACCACCTGTACTGTAGTAGTACTGTGTTAAGTTACTACCGTTCTTACGGGCTGCTACAACACGACCAGAGCTAATAACTTTAAGAGCTAAGATAGGACCAGAACCCGGTACAGTTGTTGTGCTATACTTTTCAAAGCCTCTTATCTTAGAGTAGCCACCCTCTTTATTAGCTTCAAAGTTCTGTAGAATAGTAGCAGATCCAACAGCGTTTGTACCATGTTGTAAAGGGGATAGGTTAGATATTAACCCACCCCTAAACTCAATAGGAAATGTTGTCCACTGGGTTGCCATTAAAAGTGTACTCTCGTATCTCTAATATATTCAGTTCTGTTAATGTTCAAGCTACGCATATGCTTAATACCTTGCAAGAACTTTTGTTGGGATAACTGTGCTGTTTGAGTATCACCCCTAAACAAGTACACATAATACATAGCCCCATCTACAATAGCGTGTTTATACTCTTCTGGTATAGAAGGAACGTCTGTAGCAAGATCCATATCAACACCAACAGTGTAGTACTCATACACAACCTCATAGGCTTTATCAGGTGCTGGTACAAAGATTAACTCTCTGCTAGGTGTTCGTACAACATGCTTAGGAACTGCTCTAGTACTAACATCAGAGTTATACTCGTAATCTATGTATTTGTCAAGGTATTCTTCGTAGTTAAGTAACTTTAATCGTTGAGTTTCTACACTTAAACTTGCATCTCTACGTATACGAAAGGAGTTCATGTTAACAGTCTTAGCATCGTAGGGTATACTGTAACGAACTTCACCGGGTAAAAGTACCTCAGTTTCCTCTGCGTGGTTCCAAGGCCATTCAAACTCTTCTTGGTGAATATGACGAATAGAGGCATTAACTGAGTCTTTACTGAGGTTATAATAACCTGTAGCTGTAGAGAAGTTAGATGAAGTAAGCTCAACCTCGTTTAAGCGTCTATTAACATCATTAACTAGACCTATAAAGTTATAAGACATTCTTACTTCTCCTTAACACGTAAAAACACAGAGCGCTCATATTGCAACCCTTCTGTGGTTGTTATCTGACACGATATGCGATACCTAATGTTATTCGTACCAAGGGACAATCTAATGGTTGCTACAGTTGTAGTATTAGTCTGTTGCACCATCTGTAAGCCGTTGACTACAGAAGCAGGACTAACAGAAGTCTTTACACCATCCGCGTCATCAATATACCAGGACACACCTACAATAGTGTCATCACCTAGAAAGCGTGACCAATCTATGTTATAGTCTAGGACTTCATCTTTGTCTTTATCAGGCCACTTGTATGACATGTACGTATTCCTTACGCTGCGATTCTTATTGTGTTGTCTCTGTCGATAGCTGCAATACTAACAGTTCTTTGTTTCTTATCTGATGGTATGACAACCGTGAAGTTCTGAGGTGTACCTGATATAAATACAACACGTTTACGATCATAACTATCTTGTAAAGAGTCATAGTCAAAGTTTGTATTTACGACAGTAACACTGTTAGTATTAACAGTTAAAGCTGGTGTAGTTATAGGTATAACGTTAGTAGTTCTTGATTGTACTAAGCCTAAACTTACAGTAGCAGATACACCCGTTGGTACAACATTAGCTGCAGCAGTAATAGTAACTACGCCTATACCTGCTATAAGCGCTGGGCTACTAATAAACGTATTAGCACCAGCAACCACCACAGTTGTACCTATAACTCCTGTAGAGTCAACCCCCGTTGGTACAACATTAGCTGCAGCAGTAATCGTTACCGTATTAGTAGATGCTGTAGCTGATACACCTGTAACGGCTGCATTAGCATCTGCTACAACTACAACAGATCCAACACTAGATGTTAAGGTAGGTGTTGTAACTGGTACATTAGCATCAGCAGAAATAGTAACACTGTTGGTAACACCAAGCGCACTTACACCGTCAATCAGAAAGCGTATCTCTGACTGTGACGCGAAGGGTGTAGAGGCGAAGGCTGTACCGAACATATGTTACCTTTTAAGTGTTAGCTGCAATAGCTGCATTAGCAGCAGTCATATCCTCTGTAGTCCAGAAGTCTTTAGCAACCATCAACTGTAGATGCTCTACGTTGCGTGACACAGTGTCAGTCCAATCAGCATCTTCCATGTCCTCTGGTTGCCCAGCATTTAGCAAGTCAACAGAGTGACCCATTGCTGTGTAGTGTTGTGCGATTTCTTCTGTAGTTGGTGTATCAGTCATGTCTTTCTCCTTATGCGTTTTCTAGGGCAGTTACTTTTGCCTCAAGGGTTTCAATACGATCCATTGCCTCTTGCAGTGCCTTAACCGCTTTCATGTAGAGGATGGAGTAGTTGACTTGTTTGGTTGTGCCTTCTGCATCTGGATTGTCAGGTGTTGCATCAGGTGTTTCAAATACAAGACCGCCCATTCCAGCAGCTTCAACTTCTTGCGCAATCACACCTAGCATGTTGGGCGCATCTAGTTCATCTGCCTTCATGCTATACTTGCGCACACGCAGTGCCTTGATGTCATCCCACTGCGATCCACTATCAACAATGTTTTCTTTTAGTTTAACGTCAGAGATAGACCCGTAGCTGTTGTTAGTGTTTACTACGTTGCCGTTTGTATAAACTTTGAAACGACTGGTAGTATCTCCTGTAGCATTAATAAACCAATTACTGCTATTATTTGCGTCTAAATCATTATCAATTAAAATCCCGTATGGTGATGATCCACCAGTGTTATGTACTATTAAAGCGTTATTACTCGCAGCAGGAA